TTGATTATGCCCAAAGCTGCGATGAATTACTGGGAGCGATTTCATCTCAGCGGTTAGCTCACTCGGGACAGGAAGAGCTGACCAAGCAATGCCTATCCGCCGTCAAGTTACCCTTTGGAGACGGCGGTTGGGTAATGGGTCGCAAAGTAAGCAATACAACTATTTGCGGAGCAATTGCTTCAGCCTTAGCGACACACTATGCAACGATGGCTGAAAGCGGAGTAGATATTCAAATAGTGTAAGTAGGCTCGCTTACAATGTAAGCAATGGGTGCTATAAGAGATTTTCTATTTCCAACAGTCGAAGCGAAAAAATCGGCTATTGATGTTCAAGCTGCATTAACCCCAGTTCAAATTCAAGACCAAATTTATAATATTTTAGGTGGGGCAACTAGCACCACTAGAGCAATTGCAATGTCCGTTCCATCGGTTGCTAGAGCTAGAAATATTATCTGCGGAACTATCGGTTCATTACCTTTAACTACTTTCAACCGCATAACTGGACAATATGTAGATCCGCACCGCGTTATTAATCAACCTGATCCAAGAGTTGCAGGATTTGTCATTTACAACTGGTTGGCCGAAGATATTTGGCTATATGGGGTCGGTTACGGAATCGTCCAAGAAATGTATTCGGCCACAGACGGCGGCAGAGTAAGAGCTTGGACTCGCGTTAGTCCAGACAGAGTAACTGTTGAAACAAATTCAATTAACACAGAAATTACTGGTTATAGAGTCGATGGTTATCAAGTTCCAATGAACGGCGTTGGCTCAATCATTAGATTCGATGGCCCAGATGAAGGACTACTTCACAGAGCTGGAAAGACAATTGGTGCAGCAGTTTATCTTGAGAACGCAGCAGTTAATTATGCTAAAGAGCCTGCTCCAATGATGGTTCTTAAATCAAATGGAACTAATTTAACTGCCGAAAGAATTTCAGCGTTGTTAAGCGCTTGGAAAGTGGCTCGCCAATCTCGCTCAACTGCATTTCTAAATGCTGATGTTGAATTACAACAATTTGGCTTCGACCCGAAGACGATGCAGATGGCGGAAGCGCGTCAGTATGTAGCATTAGAATTAGCAAGGGCTTGTGGAATTCCTGCCTACTTCTTGAGCGCCGAGCAAACTTCAATGACTTATTCAAACGCGGTTACAGAGCGGCGCTCATTAGTTGATTTCTCACTTCGCCCAATACTTAAGGCAATTGAGGAACGCTTATCACTACCGGACTTCGTTCCTAATCCTGTAATGGTGCGCTTTGCACTTGATGACTTCCTACGCGGTAACGCATTAGAGCGAGCTCAAGTTTATGAAATCCTAAACCGCATTGGCGCGATGAGCGTTGAGCAAATTCAGCGAGAGGAAGATCTAATTCCAAATGAAGGTTAATATGCCAATGGCAGTTACAGCTGCCGACACAATTAAGAGAACAATTACTGGGACTATCGTTACTTGGAATGAGCAAGGTAACACCTCAGTAGGCCCAACAGTATTCGCAGCAGATAGCATTGAGATTAAGCCAGTTAAGTTGCTCCTTGAGCACGATAGGACTCGGCCAATTGGCAAAATGGTTTCTCACAATGTAACTGCTAATGGAATTGAAGCTACTTTCAAGATTGCCAACACTATGGCTGGAGAAGATGCCCTAGTTGAAGCAACTGAAGGATTGCGCGATGGATTTAGCGTTGGAGCCCAAATTAACGAATGGACTAACAACAAAGGCGTTATGCAGATTACCTCAGCAACACTAGATGAAGTTTCTCTAGTTACTGATCCTGCAATTGATTCTGCTCGCGTAAGCGAAGTAGCAGCGTCTGAAAATGAAGCACCTAAACAAGATTCTGATTTGGCAACCGCTGATTCAGACAAACCAACCGAAGGAGACCAAGTGTCTGACACTACCGCTCCTGCTCCTGCCGTTGAAGAAGCGGTAGAAGCAGCCAAAGTAGAAGCTGCAGCTCCAAAGCCAGCTTTCTATACAACTCCTCGCCTTGAATTCACAAAGGCGAAATATCTTGAAAACAGCATCCGCGCCGCTCTCGGCGATGATGATGCTCGTTCTTACCTACGCGCTGCAGATAACACAACTGACAACGCAGGTTTTATTCCAACACCACAAAGCACCACATTAATTAATGGTGTGGCTAATGGTGATCGCGGATTTATCGATGCTCTCTCTCGCGAAACCCTAGCGGCTAGTGGAATGACTTTCGAATTGCCTCGCATCAATACCGCCCCGACTGTGGCTTTGACAAATGAAGAAGGCGCACCATCTGAGACAGATATGGGAACTGCTTATATTTCCGTAGATGTCAAGAAGTTCGCTGGACAGCAGACAGTAAGCGTCGAACTAATCGACCGCAGCTCACCTGCTTTCTTTTCTGAGCTTGTTCGTCAAATGGAGTTCGCATACGCAAAGGCAACTGACGCTTATGCAGTAACTCGCGCTTCTGCAACAGCAACTGCTTCAACCGCTAAGGCTGGCGCAACAGCTGCTAACTATCTTGCTTTCTTTGCTAATGCTGCAAAGAATTGCTACACAGGATCACTTGGCTTTGCTCGCAATGTCGTAGTTTCTCCAGATGTATGGGCTGAGATTATGGGATTGAACGACAATGGCCGTCCAATTTACATTGCTTCAAATCCTGAAAATGCTGGTGGAGCACTCTCGCCTCGAGCACTTCGCGGAAATGTTGCGGGTCTTGACCTTTATGTTTCCCGTTCTCTTTCTGGAACTGGCGATGGATCAATCTATGTTATTAATCCTGATGCTCTTACTTTCTACGAAAGCGCTCGCTTAACACTTCAGACCAATGTAATTGCATCTGGTCAAATCTCCGTAATGTATTACGGCTATGCAGCAGTAGCTCCAAAGCTTCCTGGTGGATACACCTCGAACGACAACGCATAGTAAAACCCCTAATAGTGAGGGCCAGTCCGCTCCCGAGCTGGCCGCTCACCTAACTGCTTGAAAGGATGACGAAATGCCTACGATAGTTACGGCCACAGAGCTTAGGACAATTATTGGCGTTTCGTCATCCCTATATTCAGACGCTTATCTAAGCGACATAGTAGATGCCTCGGAGAATCTAGTTCTTCCAATGTTAGTTACTTTCCAAAGCAAAATTAACAAAGTAAAGCTAGAAAATAATGTTGCTTATTTTGAAACTGCAACAATTCAAGAATTTACAGAAGGCCAATCCGTAATTATTACTGGCTGCGGAGCTCCTTTCAATGGCACTCACACAGTAACCGATGACGAGATTTCAGATTATGTATTTACAGTCGCAATCACCAATGCAGACATATTGGAAAAAAATATCATCCCAGCAGGAAACGCTGCGCTATCTGGATTATCGACCTATGTCGGAAACCCCAATGCTGAAGCTGCTATTCTGGCTATCTCCGTTGAAATCTTCCAATCCAGAACCGCCGCTGGTGGATCAATCGAAGGCGTAGATTTTGCAGTAACTCCTTACCGCCTATCTAAGAATTTACTCGCCAAAGTAACTGGCCTTCTAGGCCCTTATCTTGATGTTGAAACTATGGTGGGCTAATGCCTGCATCAACAATTGCTACAGATGTTAGAGGAGCGCTAAAGACCGCTTTAGCAGGATGCACCGCTAATATCTATGACTCGGTTCCAGAAGCGCCGATAGTTCCAGCAATTATCGTCATTCCAGACTCGCCCTATATGGAGCTTGAAGTCTTAGGCAAATCAACTACTCGCGTCAAATTAAATTACACCATAACTGCTTGCGTTGCGTATTTCAGCAACGCCGCTGCTCTGGACAATTTAGAGCAATTAATTATCAGTATTCTTGGAGCGCTAAACGCTTCCAAGTATGAGTTATCGATAGTCGAAAGACCTTCAGTAACTGAAGTTGGAACTACAACCCTGCTAGTTTCAGATATTCGCTTGAGCGTCCGCTACGAGCAAACCGCATAGGAGACCCAAATGCCAACAACAGTAATAACTGGGCGCGATGTTACCTTCACACTTGATAGCGCTAACTACGATGCCCAAGCAACAAGCGCAGTCCTAAGCTGCGACACAATCATTGAGACTTACCAAACTCTCGATGGTCGCGCTTATAAGTCCGTTGATAAGCAATGGACATTCACAATTGAACTGCTACAGGATTGGGGAGTTGCAAGCTCTCTATTTGAAGCAATGTGGACTGATGCTGAAACCGCACCTAACACCACACTTACAGTTGCTTTTACAGCCGTAACTGGCGCAGTATTTACTTTCAGCGTATTGCCAATCTTCCCAGCAGCAGGGGGCGCAGCACCAGGAGCGCTAACTGACACTTGGACGATGACAGTCGTTGGAACCCCATCAGAAAACTTCAGCTAAGAGATCGGAGCATCGGGAGCTATGAAAATTTCAATCACAATTAAATACAGCTCAGGCGAATCAGCTACTTACCAAGCTGGCTTGCCAGAATGGGCTAAGTGGGAACGCAAAACTGGTAAGTCGATTTATTCGATGAAGGATATAACGGCTTATCAGCAAGCGGACTTCTTAGACCTTGCCTACTTTGCGTATAAGCGCGAAGCAGCAGGAAAGCCAACCAAGTCCCAAGAGATTTGGGAGCTGACAGTTGAGGAAATGACGATTGGAGATGAAAGCCCAAAAGTTACGAGCCCAGAAGCATCAACCGACTAATCATCGAGATTGCTATCGCAACTGGGATTCCAATGCCTTACTGGACAGATATAGACCAAGTATTAACGGCCATAGATATATTAAAGGAGCGTAGCGGTGGCAGATGAGTTACCAATCAGCTATGACAAGCGCGAACTCCGCTCAATCATTACCGCTTTCAAAGCGATGGATGATGAAGCCGTTAGCCAAGCTAAACAAGAATCTAGCGCGCTGGCTACTTATGCAGCAAACGAAATCAAAGCCTTTGCACTCACAAGGACTTTTGGTCAAGAAGCAGTTAGAAGGATTGCAACAGGCGTTAAAGTCTCGGCCAGCTCCAAAATCGGAGAGTTTTCATACGGCTTTGCAAGTCAGCGCTTTTCTGGTGGCGGTAGCACAAAAGAACTCTGGGCAGGTTATGAATTTGGATCTAATCGCTTGCGTCAGTTCCCCAGAAGAACACCCAGCAAAGGTCGCGGAAACGCTGGCTACTTTATCTACCCAACCCTTCGTAAGATTCAGCCTGAATTGATTAAGAAATGGCAAGAAGCATTTTCCAAGATATTGAAAGAATGGGATAAGTAATGGCTGGCAGTAGAACACTTAAACTCTCGATTCTTGCCGATGTCGCTGATCTCAAGAAAAATCTTGATACTGGCTCTAAAGAGGTTGAAGGCTTTGGCGGTAAGTTAGAGAAGTTCGGCAAGGTTGCAGCAGCAGCTTTTGCAGCAGCAGCAGCGGCAGCAGCAGCCTATGCAGTTAAGTTAGCCGTTGATGGTGTCAAGGCAGCAATTGAAGATGAGGCTGCCCAGCTTCGTTTAGCCAATGCGCTTAAGAATGTTACTGGCGCAACTCAAGCCCAGATTTCAGCGGTTGAGGAGCAGATACTTAAGACTTCTTTGGCTACTGGCGTTGCTGATGACCAATTGCGCCCAGCTCTTCAGCGCCTAGCAACTGCAACAGGATCAGTAACTAAGTCGCAAGATTTATTAAACCTAGCCTTAGATATTTCAGCCGCTACTGGCAAAAGTGTTGAAACAGTATCTAATGCTCTAGGTAAAGCTTACGAAGGCAATACAAGCTCTCTAAGCCGTCTAGGTGTTGGCTTATCAACCGCCGAAATAAAGACCCTTGGATTAGAAGGCACAGTAAAGCAATTAGCTCAAACCTTTGGTGGAGCAGCTACAGTCCAAGCCAATACTTTTGAAGGTCAAATAGCAAGACTTAAAGTTGGCTTTGATGAAGCCAAAGAATCCGTAGGAGCTGCTTTATTGCCTACCCTTCAAAAGCTTTTGGATTACTTTATAAATACAGTTATCCCTAAGTTCATTGAGTTTAAAGATGCAGCATTAAAACCAGTTACCGATGCAATTGCTAGAAATAAGGATTCATTAACTATTCTTTATAACTTTATTAAAGACTTTGTAGTTCCAGTATTGATTAACAATTTTGGCGCCGCACTTAGCTTTATTGGCAAGGTCGCTGGTGGCGTTCTTGATGTGATTGGCGCAGTAGTTAATGGTATTAAAAGCGCCATTAATTTTGCAATTGATGGCATTAATGCGCTTATAAGAGTTTATAATAATAGTATTGGTCGGCTTCCTGGTGCTCCAGATATTAATCAAATTTCTAAGCCATCATTTTCAACGCCAAGCGTTTCAAGTAGTGCAAGCCTTCCAAGTATTCCAAGCGCTCCAAGCACCCCTAGCGTTGCATCAGCCCCTAGACCATCATCTACTCCAAGCGCTCCTTCAGGTGTAATGCCTACAATGCCTTCTGGGTTAAGTCCAAGCGGTAATGCCATCCCTTCTGGCTTTAATGTTGCTGGAACAGTTGCGGCCAATAACGCTGGAGTTACTATCAATGTTAATGCTCCATCCGCTATTGATGAAGAAGGTTTTACTAGAGCAGTCATCTTGGCGCTTAATAACTCGACTAATCGCGGAACTACTGGCGCTGGTGATCTTAGGACTTCGGCTCAAATCTTATGACACTCTGGACTCCCGATTGGAAGATTCTAGTCAATGGCAGCGAATTAACCTCGGTTACTTTAAGCAACCTAACTATTACCTCTGGCCGTCAAGATATTAACTCACCTACTCCAGCAGGGTATTGCTCGCTAGAAGTAATAAATACCGATGGCACCAATTATGATTTTAGTATTAACACCGCAGTAACTATTGAAGTCAAAGATACTACTGGCGCTTATGTTTCTATCTTTGGCGGTCGCATTTCAGACTTAAGGCAAATCGTCAGAAGCGCAGGATCTAGCGCGGTAATTACTAGCCTTAGAATTACGGCTATTGGAGCTTTGGCTAGAACGCAAAGAGCAATATTTAATGGCAATTTAGCAGAAGGTTTAGACGGCGCGCAGATTACGGATTTACTAGATGAGTTATTGCTATCTAGTTGGAATGAATTGCCACCAGCCGAGACTTGGGCAACTTACAATGCGACAGAAACTTGGGCGCAAGCTGGCAATATTGGCTTTGGAACAATTGATGCTGGGGAATATACGATGGTAAGCCGTCAAATTTCGGATAGCATAATCTACCCAATCATCAATCAAATTGCTAGTTCAGCTCTTGGCTATATGTATGAAGATGCCAACGGCAATATTAACTATGCTGATGCCAGTCATCGCCAAGATTATTTAATAGCCAATGGCTACACAGACTTAGACGCTTCTCACGCCATCGCTTCTGGCATCGGCGTAATTCAGCGCCAAGGCGATTTAAGCAATAAGATAATTATGGATTATGGCAACAATTTTAATAGCTCCTATACCGCTCAGGATTTAGACTCTCAGGCCGAATACGGCCTATTTGCCGAGCAATTTAACAGTTACCTAAAGAACGCGGCTGATGTCGAGGATGTAGCAGATCGCCTAATTCAGCTTCGCGCTTGGCCTAGAAACACCTTCCAATCAATCACATTTGCGTTGCAATCCCCAGAGATTGATAACGCCGACCGAGATGCCTTGCTTAATATTTTTATGGGTCAGCCAGTCAGAATTACCAACCTGCCTCTTAACATTCTAGGCGGCGAATTTACTGGCTTTATCGAGGGCTGGACCTTCAACGCTTCCGTCTCAGGCCTTTCAGTTACCTTCTTAGCTACCCCAACAGAGTTCTCGGCCTTTGCCCAACAATGGGCTCAAGTCAATGCAGCGGAAAGCTGGAATAGTGTTCTCAATACGCTAGAATGGCAAGACGCGATAGGAGTTATTAGTTAATGGCCAATACGACCAATTTCAACTGGGAAACGCCAGATGACACAGATTTAGTTAAGGATGGCGCAGCTGCCATTAGAACCCTTGGCTCATCGATAGATACTTCATTGGTTGATCTCAAAGGTGGAACTACGGG